ATGAAACGTCAATGGCGTCTTGCCGATAAAAACAACCATTACTATCATCAATCATATAATGGATTGATTGTTGGTCATGCGTACAATGTTGTTCATACGATTGTTTGGGGTGCCAAGATTCCAATCAATGCTGCTGAGGAATTGATTCTCGGTCAGTACGTTGAACTCGAATATGCCAAACGTGCAATTGAAGAGTATTGGGATGAAAAGGATCGAACGTTAGAGGTTCCGCATGAATATCTTTTATCTAAATCGTGATACTAAAATCTGCGCTCGGGAACATTGCGACAAACATGTTGTCAAGATGATTGTTGAGTATGCACAATTATTATCGACTGCTCATCGAATTCTAGATGGTAGCCACTATTTCGACAAAAGCAAAAATAATCGCAAGATTCATCGTTGGAAGTTGGATCAATATCGCGAAGATCGAATGTATCATGCAGTGAGTTGGAATCATCCTTCTGCGATTTGGGCGCGTGAGTCTTTCGACCACTATCAGTGGCTCTGGAATCTGGCGAGTGAACTGTGCCAGGAATATCGCCATCGCTATGGTGGAGCAGACGATAAGCAGCACAAGTCCTCGTTGGTGATTCAGAAGTTGAGTTTCGCTCCTGACAATATTCCTCGCGGTGGAATATTCAGCGAGCCACCCCAAGCCATGCCAGAGGACGTAAAGGTTCCTGGAGACTCTATCACTGCGTATCGTAATTACTATCGCGTGTACAAGAAGCGATTCGCCACATGGAAGAATCGAGAGGTTCCCGACTGGTATAAATAAGAGAATGAAGAAATTCTCCGAATTCAAACCATCACAGTTGGGCAATTTGTCGGTCTGGGATATCGATGAAACGTTATTCCAGACCAAGGCTCAAGTACATGTCGTGAAAGATGGAAAGCGTGTAAAGTCTCTCAGCAATAAAGAATTCAACACCTATAAACTCAAGAAGGGTGAATCTTTCGACTTTACAGAATTCAGAGACGCCAAACTCTTCAAGTCTACTTCTGTTCCGATTCAACGCGCAATCGATAAGGCAGCAAAGACTCTAAAGGCATATTCTAATATGCCAAACTCGAAAGTGATTGTCTTGACTGCGCGTTCAGACTTCGATGATCCGCATACTTTTCTCTCTACATTTGAGAAGTATGGGCTAAATATGAGGCAGGTTCATGTTCACCGAGCAGGTAACTTGGGTCTGCCATCTGCAGAAGCGAAAAGAATTTTCATCAAACAGTATCTTGATACTGGCAAGTTCAAGTCTGTTTCTCTGTTTGATGATGACGCTAGAAACTTGGAAGTGTTCCTCTCTCTTAGAAAGGAATATCCAAACGTAAAGTTTGTTGCCTATATGGCAACGCATGGTTATTTTAGAAAATATGGATAGTTATGCCAACATACGAATTCTTGAATACAAAAACTAAGAAAGTCGAAGAACATACCATTTCCATCTCTGCCTATGATCAATTCAAGGCAGATAATCCGCACCTAGAAAGATACTACAGTGAAGCACCACTATTCAGTTATAGTGGCGGTGGTGATTTCTCAGGTAAGAAAACAGACAACACTTGGAAAGAGGTCATGCATAAGATTGCTGAGCAGAATCCTCGCAGTCCACTTGCAGAAAAAGTCCTCAAGAAAGACACCAAACGTGTCAAAACAGATCAAGTGTTAGAAAAGCATCGCAAAAGGCAAGCCGCTGCTCGAGCAGGGAAGTGAGGGGGTTTTGAGTAAGAAGAAAAATGGTAACACTAACACTTACATCGAAATAACATCGGAAAATACGGAGAAGAAGCCACCGCGAATCAAAGCAGCGGAACTGAAAAAATTTGAACCACTCACACCCAATCAAGCAAAGTTCTTTGAAACTTATGCAAGGGGTGATTACTTTACCATGCTTTGTGGTTCAGCAGGTACTGGTAAATCATTCATTGCGTGTTACAAAGCAATTGAAGAAGTCCTCGATCGTTCGTCGCCATTTCATCGTGTAGTCATTGTTCGCTCTGCTGTTCAGTCTCGTGATCTTGGGTTCACTCCAGGATCTGTAGAAGAAAAGATGAGTTTGTACGAACAACCTTATATGCAAATTTGCCATACATTGTTCGGTCGTCGTGATGCTTATGATGCGATGAAAGAATGTGGTCGTATTGAATTCATCTCTACGAGTTTCATTCGCGGTATGAGTTTCGATGACGCCGTTATTATTGTCGATGAATGTCAGAATATGACTTGGGAAGAATTGACTACAATTATGACTCGTGTGGGTTATCGTTCTAAGATCATCTTCTGTGGTGACTACAAACAGACAGATCTTTATCGCAGCAACAAAGACAAGAGTGGGCTTCGCAAGTTCCACGAAGTTGCCAAGACTATGCAGTCGTTTACCAATATCGAGTTTACGACAGAGGATATCGTTCGCAGTAGTCTTGTCAAAGACTTCTTGGTGGCTGTTGAGAAGTATGAAAGGCAAGAAAATACTTGACTTTGGCTTGACTTTGTATTAAAATAAGTATGTCTGGTTTCATTGAGTATCTTTGTTATGTTTAATCGTATTCATCATGACTTTCCCAAACTCTTGCAAGAGAACGTAGATGGCTCTCGCTGTTACGTCACTCCTACTGGGGAAAGGTATCCGTCTGTCACCACAGTTCTTTCTGATTACAAGAAACAAGAATTGATGGAATGGCGCGCAAGAGTTGGTGAGGCAAAGGCAAACGAGATCTCTCGCAAAGCCACGACTCGAGGAACTGGCGTTCACAAAGCACTCGAGATGTATTTGAGTAATGAGGATGTTTCCTCTCTCGAAATGCTTCCTAATGTCAAGTCTTTGTTCGTTCGAATGAAGCAAGAAATCGATTCCAAGGTCAACAATATCCATTGTCTTGAAGATAAGTTGTTCTCTCACGAATTGAAACTCGCAGGGACCGTAGACTGTATTGCTGAGCATAATGGGATTCTCTCTGTAATCGACTTCAAGACTTCTATTCGTCTCAAGAAGAAAGAGCAGATTGGCAATTACTTTATGCAAGCGGCTGCTTACCGTACAATGTTCCACGAGATGACTGGACTCTTGGCAAAGCAAGTCGTGATTCTGATTGGTGTTGATACCGCCAACTTCTGCCAAACTCTTGTAGTCAAAGAGGATGAACTCGAACTACATAAACAAGAACTCCTGAAATATATTGATGCTTACAATAGCAAGAATAACTTGCTTTGATTTTGATTTTGTAGTACAATATATCTGTCCGTTACGTTGGAGAAGCAAATGAAATGCGTAAGTTTGGTTGCTATGAGTGTAGTCCTCCTGATTGGCTCGCAAAGTGCCGTCGCTCAGAGTCAGGACGATATCGACGTGTTGTTGGGTGCCGCTGCTGGAGCCGCACTTGGTTCAACAATCGGCGACGGTGATGGTCGCAAGGTTGCCACTGTTCTTGGTGGATTGATCGGCGCGAACATGGCAAGAGATCGCCATAGTTATCGCTATGCTGGTCGTCGCTTTGAATCGATTTGCAAAGATCGAGTTCCTACGCAATATCGCAACAACTCTGGCGTTGCGCGTTCATGGGTAGAAGGTTGTGTTGCTCGCCTTGAGCAACGTCAGGCTGAACTTGAACAACAAGCATTTGAGGAGGCTTTGAATGGACCTGCCAATTAATGAATATGAGTTGAGCGTTATCATTGAATGTCTACAGCGCGATGGTCGCTGGGAATTGCGCGACCGTCTTCTTCTTGTCAAGACTTTGATGGAAGACGGTAAGCCATACAAGAAGATTCTCCGCGAAGAATACAATCTCGTTGCTTGATTTTATAAAAGGAGTTAGACTATGAAGACAGTTGGAGATAAGTTAGAAGAATTCAAGATCACTGGCGTCAAGCCTGGTGCTCTTACACCTGACAATGCTTTTGAAGATATTACTGAAACATCATTCGAAGGCAAGTGGAAGGTTATTGTTTACTATCCAAAAGATTTTACTTTCGTTTGCCCAACGGAAATCGTTGCTTATGATAAGTTGAACAAAGATTTTGCTGACCGCGATGCGGTTCTTTTGATCGGTTCAACAGATAACGAGTTCTGTAAGTTGGCATGGAAGAATGCTCACGAAGATCTCAAGAAAACCACTTGCTGGTTCTTTGCTGATACTGCTCGTGGTAATGATGCTTACTACAATGACAACTTCAGCCTTGTTGAGCAACTCGGTGTATTCTATAAGCCAGCAGGTGCTGCGCTCCGTGCAACGTTTATCGTTGATCCAGATGGAATCATTCAGCACGTTACAGTCAACAATCTAAACGTTGGTCGTAACCCCGAAGAAACTCTCCGTATTCTTGATGCCTTGCAGACTGGCGAACTTTGCCAGTGCAATCGTCAGGTTGGTGAAAAAACTTTGAGTGCCTAATATGAAAGCACACGTCTGTGAAGTTTGTGGTTACGTCTATGAAGAAGACCAGTACGGACGTTTTGAAGATCTGCATGAGGACTGGGCGTGTCCTCATTGCGGATCAGAAGCAGATATGTTTGAACTAAAAGAAATTGACGAGGACGAAAAATGAATTGGGTCAATGTAATCAAAGAAGGTTTACCAGAATACGCAAAAGATACAAGATTGAATCTTGATGCAGTTCTACTTCGCAGTTCCCTTGACCCATTAGTTGCGCAAGGATGCGCACTTGCAGCGGCATTCGCTGCAGGCAATTCTCGTTTAGCGACAGCAATCGACGCAGAGTTCGAGGACCGTAAGGAAGCCGATGCTGCGTTGACTGCTGCTGCAATTATGGCACAGAACAATGTTTGGTATCCATACGTTGAAATGGCAGAAGATCCTGCACTCAAAGGATTGCCTGCATTACTTCGTATGAATGGAATCATTCATCACGGTGGCACTTCGAAGGTCAACTTCGAAGCATATTCTCTCGCAGCCTCAATCGTAGGCAAATGCCACTTCTGTGTCAAGGCTCACTATGATACTCTCAAGAAAGAAGGTATGACAGTCGAGCAACTTCGAGATGTCGGTCGTATTGCGGCAGTTATCAATTCGGTCGCAAAAGTCCTAAATGGCTAAATAATACTACCTTTTTCAAAAGATTGGGAGTATAATATGTCAGAAGTGAAACAATATCCATGCGCTTGTGGACGTAGTCCAAGCGGCTATTGCGTTGGCTTGCATGCAATGACAACTGAGCAGTACAAGAGATATCTTGAAGAGCAACAGAAATCATTGAATGAACAAACAAAGCCACAGTTTTTGATTGACTAATGGTTGTAAACTGACAACTAAAGGTGTTCTGGACTCGGGTTCGACCCCCGACATCTCCACCAAATGCCCATCACCTCTGCAGTAATGTACGTGGTGGCTATCTTATGGGGATGAATTTGGCTTCGACAGGGCAAGTAATAACCTGACAGCAACCAGTGAGGCGACTGACTCAATCAGCGCAAAAAACGTAAATGCAAACGATGATTCATTTACACCTATGGCTCTCGCTGCCTAATAAGCACATTGAGTACAAAGAGTTGACCGCTCGGTAACAGAAAGGTCTGGGGTGGTGGTGCGAACCACCACCCTTTTCTTTCCACTGCAATAATGGAGACTCTAAACATGAATGCAGTAGATATATTACATTATGTTGAAAAATATTTTGATCGCAATCACGATTTGTTCTGTAGATGGGGTGGGTTGTTTGCTCTAATATTCTTTATGTTATACGTCCCATTCAGTATGGTTGGGCACATGCAAGATAAATTAGATGCACAGCAAACAGCGAATGTGCTCTTGACATCAGAAATCGAAACTCTAAATCACAAAGTTGAGTTTCTAAATCTTTCCTACGAAAAGAAACAATTGGTCTTGAAAGAAGTTGAGTGCCTTGCGCGCAACATTTACTTCGAAGCAGGTGGTGAGCCTCGCGCTGGCAAGATTGCTGTTGCTGAAGTCACCATGAATCGCGTCAAGAGTAAACAATACCCACGCACTGTTTGCGGTGTTGTGCATCAACGCACTAAAGGCACCTGTCAGTTCTCTTGGGTGTGCGAAGGAAAGAAAAAAGTTTATCGCAATAGTTCTGCTTGGCGAGACTCTATCAAGATTGCAGAGAATATATTGATTTCCAAACACCATTACGGTATAATTGGATCTGCAAAGTATTTCCATGCAGACTATGTTGATCCTGCTTGGGCTGAACAAAAGCAATTGATTCGCAAGATTGGCAATCATATATTTTATCATTGAGGCTTTATGAGAATTATTGAAGATGTGAAACTGGACTATAAAGATGTCCTGATTATTCCGAAACGATCTAATCTATCTTCAAGAAGCGAAGTAAATCTAGAAAGAACATTTACTTTCAGAAGCGGTAATAGTTGGAAAGGTGTTCCGATTATTGCTGCCAACATGGATGGTGTTGGCACTTTTGAAATGGATTTAGAGTTTGAAAAACATAAGTGTATGGTTGCTTTGACCAAACATTATTCTGAGTCTGAGTTGACCAGCCACTTTGCGCGAAGATTAGACAGTAGCATCTATTCTCTTGGCACTTCTAGCGAAGATCTAAAGAAATTCAACGAAGTGTATAGCGCAGTTAGAAATCAATACATGTACGTTTGTATTGATGTTGCCAACGGTTATACGCAAGCCTTTGTAAATTATGTTCGTCATTTTCGCGATCGTTATCCATATGTGGTACTCATGGCTGGAAATGTTGTCACACCAGAAATGACAGAAGAACTAATTCTCGGCGGTGTTGACATCGTGAAAGTTGGTATTGGTCCTGGCTCTGTTTGCACTACACGCAAAAAGACAGGCGTCGGCTACCCGCAGTTGAGTGCGGTTATTGAGTGCGCAGATGCTGCACATGGTCTCAAGGGTCACATCATAGCGGATGGAGGGTGTTCCGTTCCTGGAGACATTGTGAAAGCATTTGCTGCGGGTGCCGACTTTGTGATGCTTGGTGGAATGTTGGCAGGTCATAAGGAAGGTGGCGCAACTCCATTGGGCGGAAATAAATTCTACGGAATGAGTTCTGATACTGCAATGGATCTGCATAATGGGGGTGTTGCCAATTACAGAGCATCTGAGGGCAAGACTGTAGAGATTCCATATCGCGGCGAGGTAAAACACACTATGCAAGATATTTTGGGTGGATTACGTTCGGCATGTACTTATGTTGGAGCAAGTGAGTTGAAAGAACTGAGCAAGCGAACTACTTTTGTTCGTGTAACTCAGCAGTTGAACAATTCCTTGAGTGAATATGAGATCTAATATGGCAAGCCGCGAAGAAAAAAATAACTTTTCTATGATGATCATGAATCTGGCGATTCAAGAAAAGATTGATCACATGGATGCAATCACTTCATACTGTGAACGTAACAATCTTGAGATTGAAGTTGCTGCAAGTTTGATCAATGACTCGTTGAAGAGCATCATTGAGGGTGAAGCAATGGAGTTGAGGTTTTTACCGCGAGGAAGTCGACTGCCTCTATGAATGGATACGATCTTTATTGCATCTATCAAGCCATCAAGTTGCACTTCACTTCAGAGAGTTATAACTTCTTTCAATATGATGGCAAAACTCGAGTATCAGTAGATGCATTTCAAAAACGTCGCGACAAGTTTTTATTCCACCGCCTTGCGCGCAAGTATCGCGACGATGAGATGGTTCCATTTCTGGTTGCTAATTTTGTACACAGTGATGATAACTGGACCAAGTCATTGCTTGAAGATCAGGCTGAAGAAACTTATCGGGATTGGAAACGAACCACGGATTCGATGACCAAAGTATATCTGGAAGATCTGCAAAAGATTTGCCCAGATCCAAAAGAGTTCAATGACTTATTCAAAGTTGAAGATGGACAATTTCCAAAATTGTTAGTCGCATTCCTCCAAAAAGATGTAACGATTGAGACTCTTGTGATTCTCAATAACATCTTCAACTTTATACAAATTTGGGACAAGAAGATTTCAGATGATATCATCTATCCCAAAGTGTCAAGAAAGGTGCGCAAGTATGGTGCCTTTCTTGCGGTGAACGTTGACAAGTACAAACTCTTGACAAAAGAAACTTTACTTGCTAACGAAAATACTATATAATGTTGTTGTGATGATGAAAAAAGTGGACAAGTCGATATACAATTATACTACGCTATACGGAGAATACAAATGAGTCTATCAAGTCTAAAGAAGGGTTCGTCCCTTGATAAGTTGAAGAAGGCAGTTGAGCAATCTTCTGCTGGTAACACTGGTGGCAAGAACGTTGATGATCGTTTTTGGCAACCAGAAGTTGACGCTGCTGGCAACGGATACGCAGTTATCCGCTTCCTCGATACGCCAGCCGTTGA